TAGCAGACGTTTCAAAGACCTTGGCAACAACGCGGCCTGACATATCGGGGTAGACGTAGTAGCCGCCCGCACTGTCTTGACCGGAAGAAAGCGTTTTGCGCTCAACATCCGAGATCATGTCTTTGTCGAAGTTAGCGCGCAACAGCGACTTCATTGCCAGTTCATAGGCGGTGACGTCATCGGCTTTCATGCCCGCAGGCTTGCGGCCTGTTGCGGCTTCAAGTTCAGCGCCAAACCGTGCGGCCTTGGCTTCGAGATCAACCTCATTGCCAGCGGCGTCAGTCGTGAATCGGTCGCGGCGCTTGGATTGCAGGACAGCGGCGTCAGCAGCGTCTTGCGCTTTGCCCAGATCCAGTTCGATCTTTGCCAGCTTTTCGTCCAGCAATGGGTCGGCGTGGCCCTTGGCTTCGATTTCCTTCAATCGCAGATCATTGGCTTCCTTGAATGCCTCGAAGGATTTACCGACCACGTTGATCGCGTCGATAGCTTTTTGATTATCGTCAGACATTGAATGTCTCCTGTAAGAGTTTGATTGCGTCCGCAAGCGCCTGTGCGCCTTTGGTGTCAACCTCGACCTCTACATCGTCCCGATGATCGGCTAGGCCCGAAAAGCCATCGGCTGAAATAGCCTTGGCTTCCGTCTTGGAAAACCCTGCATCCCGCAAGGCTTTTTCAAATTCTCTAATTGTCCGAATGCTCTTGACGGACGCAATGGCCTCGTCGAGCATGGGGATCGTAACTGCGCTGATTTCGTACAAGTCCACTTCCATCAGACGGCGAACACTGCCCCCGCCCTCCTGTGTGGCGTTCCTCACAACATAGCCGATAGACAGGCTATCCATGGCCCCAGCCTTGTACAGTGCCATTGCCTCGCGGCCCTGTTGCACGTCCTTGAGGATGCGGCCTTTGACGTATAGACCCCGCTCGTTTTCCTCAATCACATCCCAAACGCCGATTGGCTTTGCCATATCGTGTTGCCACAGCATTTTTACCTTTCGCTGCCCCAGTGTTTTGGCAAACGCCCCGCGCTCGATAACGTCCATGCCGTTGTCGACTACATCAAAAACAGACGCATAGCCCTCAATAGTGCCATCCTCGTCCGGCTCTTTTTTGAGTTCCAGCGGGAATGCGTGGTGCTTCATGTCCATAAACGGGGCTTTCAGTTTGCAAACTTTGCAAAGCTATAGCATGTTTTTGCAAAGTTGCAAAGTGTTGTTGTTATGTCAGTCATCCAGCCCGATAACTTGGTGCCCGATAGCACATCGGCAGTTTATGGATGCCCCCGGCGGCAAGGCGGGATCTCCGGGAAACATCGCCGGAATAGTACCCCCGCCCGCGTCCGGCATTTGAAACGCTTGATCCATCTCCACAATATCGCCGTTCATAGATGCGTGGCCAAAGCTATCTTCCGGCACGCGGCGGGTCCGATCATCGGAGACGCTTATCCACTCCTTGCGCAGCTTTAAGCCAGTTGATCTTGCCGCCTGATCCGCCCCGAAGTTAGCCGCACCGTGGGTTTCAGTCCTCGCAATGAGCGCGCCACGCATACGCGATATTGACGGGATGCGTTTGTTTATACTGCGTGCAATCTCGGCGGTGCCAAGTCCCTCGGACTGCCCGGCAATGACCTGCCTGACAATCTGCGCCCGTGTGGTTTCCGTGATTGACGTGATGCGCCTGCGGATTGCCTCGCCCGTGATGTACTCTTGCGCAATCCGGCGAAAGAAGTCAGCGAAGGATTTAACCTCCAGCACAAGCCCCATTGCCTTGCCCCGATCAACAATGCGCCCACCGAACGCCTCGACCGACGCAGTGGCCATGTCCAGATACAACGCCTCGATCTTGCGCGCGTGGTCATAGTCCACGTTTGGCGCGCCGCCTGTGCGCTCAAACTGCTCTACCATATCCTTTGATGCCCGCGCTATTTCACGCCGCAATGACGGTGCAAACTTGCGCTCGATGGCAGACAAGAGCCGCGCCTGTCGCACGCGCTCCCGCGCGGGGTTGTCTACCAAGTATCTCACTTGATCGCCACGACCTTGCCCGTCTCATAGCCAGCAATCATGCGTAGCGCCTTTTGGTCAACAGCGTCAATCGGGCCAGCCGCGTCAAACTCCATGCCAAGTGGGGCTTCACCCATGCTAACATAGACCACATCGCCGCCCTCGACCGTATCGTAGCCCATTGCCTCTCGCTTTTCGTTGATCGTAAGCACCTTGCTGTCTTGCAAAGACTTCCACTTCACAGCGCGTTTGTCTGCAATGGCGGGGATCTCGTCTAGGTCCGCTTTGATCGTCACTCCCTGAGAATCAGCAAGCCACCGCTGCCAATCGCCCACACAACGCAACAGCAGGGGAATGACTGTATCCTCCCAAAACGCCAGCCGCGCTTCGGAGTAGTTTGCATATGTGTTATCGCCCGGAATGCCGATCAACATCGGCGGCACCCCGAACGCCAAGCAAATATCACGCGCCGCGCTGTTCTTTGTTTCGATCATTTCAAGGTCAGCCGGAGACATGCCCATGGGCTTCCAGTCCAGACCGCCTTCGAGCAACATCGGACGGCCTGCGTTTTTCGCGCCTTGATGATTGTCCTGCAATTCGTTTTTCAGCCGATGGAATGCATCATCTCCGAGTGTTTCCCCGTCCTTAACCACCAGTGCACCAGATGGCCGCGCGCTGTTCTGCAATAGCGCTTGCAGGTATCCCATAGCCGCGTTGTGAACGTCGATTGCATATGCGCCCGCCTCGATTGGCGCCTGCCCGTACCAATCACTTAGCGGGTTGAACAGTCGAGTGTGCCAAACAGGCACAATGCCCGCAGACATATCAACATCCCACTTGGTTTTCCGCCCGCCTACGCTGTATTCAAACGCCTGCACCTCGCCATCCGCGCCGGGGATAACCTTCATTCGATCAGGGCGTAGGGCGTACATCTCGCGCACCTCGCGGCCCGAAGCCGTAACGCCCTCCTCATAGCTGTTGCCGCTGATAAGCAGATAGCCGATTTTACTCTCAACGTATTCCGCATAGTTCTGTGACGGGTTGGGGTTTGCCAGCAGTTTGCGCAGCGGGGTTTCGGTCAGTTCGGTTTCGCCCTTAAAAAACGTCAGCGGGACGGATGCTACAGCTTCCGAGATTGATGAGATGCACCGATTGGCTACCACGTTTTTCTGATATCCCTCATTTGCAAGATTTGCATAGTCGCGGGGTGTCCAGACGGGTTGGCCCGGCGACATAACAACAGACCCGCCAACCGCGCTTTCCTTGACCTCTGTCGGGATCTGCCCGCGCGTGATGTCGTAACCGAGTAACCGCATTTATAGCGTCCTTATGCTTGGGCCTGATTTTGCTTGCATCATAGGCGCAAGCGCGTATCGTATTTCGTCGATATAGTGGTTGTTTGCGTCCACAATCACGGGCATAATGTCTCCCGAATTTCGATCAATTTTGTAACTGTATAGCCTAAACTCGCGCGCCGTGCTAGTGCATCGCGGATGGATGATGATTTCCTCATATGATTTCATATGCGCGATGCCGTCTGCCACCGATCCCGGCCACTTTTTAACGCCCACCATTTTTGGTAGCCCGTGGCGCTTCAGGTAGCTAATGCTTTCCGGTCGCGCGCTGTCAGCCCGTGACGTGTAATTTGCAAAGTCCGGTATCCGGTCGCATATGAAGTCGCTGGTATCGTCCAGCTCTAGGCCCACCTTACCCGCCTCATACTCGATCCACAGGCGCTTATCATAAACCCAAACGCGGCTTGCAGCTGTCGGGTCTTGCGCAAACCCAAAGTCGACGCCCTGATACGGTCCATCCCAGTTATGGCCGGGTGTGAAGTCCTCAACCTTGTATTTCCCCTTGAACACCTGCGCTTCGGTAATGGTCAGGAACGCGCCTTCCCATACATGGTCATAGGTGTCAGAGCGCAATCGTTGATCTTCTATGCGCTGCCTGTTGAGGATGTCAGGGAACCACGGATTGTCTCGCCAGCTTAGGTCAGTGACAATGCAATCATCGCCCCCGCCCTCCACAAACCGCCTGTGTGTTGCGCTCTCCGCGCTTTCGGGATTGTAGCTTATCCAGTTCTCTGCGGTCCAGCCTTCGCCTTCCTGCCGGATAGTTGGGATGAGCTTTCGCCACGCAACATCAGACACGCTTTCCGCTTCGTCCGTCCAGTTGCCAATGATGCGCGCCTTGGATTTGATGCTGTCCAGATTGTGACGAAGGCCAGCAAACGCATAGCTTATCCGGCGGTTTTTGGTGCGGATATACTTTTCACCAACATCGAAATAATCAGCGAGCCAATCATGCGACCGGATTGCCGCCTTGATTTCCTCCATGCTGGATTCGTTAAGGCTGTTTAGGTGTTCACGCGATGCAAGAAAAACGCCCTCGACACCCAGCTCTGCAAGTTGGTAGATCCGAAGAGCCGAACGCAATGCAAGGCCAGTTGTTCGGCCTCCACCGCGTCCGCCCTTGAATACCCGCGTGCGTGCTGGCCTTGCAAAGTTGGCGGTGATCTTGGGAATTTCCTCAATCGTCGCTTTCATCTGTGACCTGCGGGGATACAAACTCAATCTTTGTGGGCTTTGGCGTCATGCTGCCGTCGCTTGAAGTGTTATCCACGATTGTCACCTCTTTCCATCCCGCGCGAACCTTCATCCAAAACATTGCGGCCGCCGTGCTTTTCGGGTGGTCTACGTCTGTCGCTTGGACGTATAGAGTTTGCGCAACGGCTGCATTTGCCTTGATTGCCGAAAGGTCGATTTCGTCTCGATAGTTTAGATGCAGCGTAGGCTTTGAAATGCCAATAACTTTGCATATATCGTCTTGAGGCACGCCATAGCTTGCTAGCGCTGATACCATGGCGCGCGTGTCAACTGTCGGGATGTGCTTAGCTGTCATTTGTAAACACCTTTAAGGGGTAAAAGTTATGACCACATATCGGGGTCGGATACTGTTCCCGCGCTGGATCTTGAACTAGCGCGATTGCCTGCGGATGTCGCGCCGCCCATTGTGCTACCTGAGCCGTTTTCTGACATTTTAGTATCCTTTTATCGCTTGATACGCCGCGCCCGCGCGAACTGATTTGTTTATGGTCTTGTATTCTTCAATAACATCCATATGCCATTTGTGGTGAAAGTCATATAGCCCGATGTCCGTTTCAAACGTCACCGATTCAATGCACCGGCTTGACCGTAGGTTTGCCGACCCACTTATGACGATCTTACGGCTTCCGGCCTTGATAAGAGATATTTTTGTGTGAACGCCACCAACTGCGAGTTGGAACCGCCCGCCTATATCAAGTCGCTCGTAAATGTAAGATGCGTTATTTCGGTTATGCGACCAGAAATAATCACTGATCAGAATGTTGAGGGTGCCAATTTTATTTGATTTCAACATCTCGGAAAGGCTTACGATATTTTCATCTGAAAAACTTAGCGTCGAGATAGTCAATTCATCAATAGGCATTCCGGTTTCGTATGCAAACGCCTCGAATATGTCGCCAAATATGAAGTTCCCTGACAGTATGGCAGTCACTGTATCGCCGCCCGCAATGTTTGGCGCTAAGTCTCTGGCCATTTCTGCGGCGTTATCGTATTTTACCTTATGCTTTGGAACCGGCCTCATGCGTTTCGGCATGATGTATCTTTTTACTGCGTTGGATGCCTTAGATGAAAAGGCACTGGCGTCCAGTTTTGATCCACCTATGTTTCCAAAGTCGATCACCGAAACATCCCGCCCAGCGCGCGCCCGGTGAAGTATCCGGCAATCCGGCGCATGATCCGACGCGAGATAGAACCCTTGCGCTTTGACGTGACGGCCTGCACGTCTCCGCTGTATTTTGCGGTTGCGTAGAGGATGCTGCGGAATTTGTTGATTGTCATTTTGATCTCCTGTGTCCGGCCCTTGAATACCATATTTCGCCGATGCTTGCAACGCAAACAAAAAAGCCCCGCGCTTTTTACGGCGCGGGGCTAAGTTGGGAGACAACAATGAGAAGCACGAACATCATGCCACTGGTTTGGCTGTGGTGTCAAGTGCTATCAGCGCCAATTCATTGCGCCTTCCGCCGCTTGCCGATGCACGGCCCGCACTGGCACTGTGCGTAATGGCGGTGGCCGCTGCACACGCCCATCTTGTTCATAGGGCTTAGTCGCGCAGTGCATCCGGTAACAGCACATGGCTTTCCCGTTGTGCGCAGCTTGGGGGTGGGCTTGGCCTTCTTTGGCTTGCCCATCAACAGCCCGTTGTAGGTTCTGTTATCTCGCGGGATGTTTGCCATAATAGCCTCCCCGCGCCAGTCCTCGCAAGGCTGCAATTCCGGCTCGGCCTGTGGCTGCATAGGGCGCATGATCGGCGCCCGGCCTAGCGTGTCGGTGTGGTGCGTCATTGTTTGCCCTCCACTTGCGCAATGAAAACTGCACCAAGGGTTCTTGCCCTTATCAGCGCTGCCTTCGCCCTGTCTCCGCAGGCAAAAAGAGTTGTGCCTGTTCCGGGCTGCTCTCCGCGCGTACCGTCTGGTCGCTCGAACTTTACCTTCGGCGCGATGAACAACACCGCATCAGCCATCGGCGCAAACTCTTGCCACCACGGGGCAGACGTGCGGTCGGGCAGCAGTGCGATGCCGTTGCCGTGCGCGAAGAATTTGGTAAGCCATTTCCGCTTAGTGGACTGGTTACCAAATGGCGGGTTCATCCAGACAAAGCCATGCCATTCAAGATCCAGTGCATTGTCGCTGTAAAAACTGTCTGCCGGAACATGGCGCGGGCCTTCGCGCGGACACGCCACGTCAAGATTGAAGGTTTCGCCCAACGCCGCAAAAATATATGCGGGCGTATACCACTCGTCGCTTTCCCCTCTGCGTTCATGTGTCATGCCCCCGCCCCCACTTGCGCCGCGACCCATTCACGCGCCTTGAACTTGTCTGACATCACGTTGATCAGCGCGCGTGCCTCGTCCCTTTCCTGCCCTGTGACGCCGCGCGACACGGCGAACATATGCGCGTCCAGCTTATCACACAGGTGCAGCATTTGTTCTTCCTTGGCGGTCAGCGTCCAATCCAGTCCCATGCCCCGCAGGACTTCCCGCTCTGCGATTGCATACGCATCTGCAAGATCTGGGAACCGCGCCTTGGCTGGCGCTGGCATATCGCCAAGAACCCGCTCGGCCTCGTCGTGATAGCGGGCTGCAAGTAGCAGGTCGCTTTCGGTAAGCGAGTGGCCCATATGCGCGGCGAGTGAGTGGCACAGGCTGGCAACACGCTGCTGGTGCGCGTCGATGGTGTCACCGCCATTGCGCAGGCGGGGATCGGGGTTTGCGTGCCAGCGGTTTACTGTTGAGTTTTCATAAGTCATGTCAGGCGCTCCATGCGGATCGTGGCGCAGTCAGGCTCTCCGTCGATGGTGTCGAATGTGATTTGGTGGGTGTCAAATGATGTGCTTTGGAATGAAGCATTCCAGTGATACTCACGACCATTGAAAGCATTCATCGTCACCGTTTCGCGCTTTGGTTCCGGCTTGATGCGGTAGGCTAAGCCGTGGAAAAACAGTGCATCAACTGTGTCCCATGCACCGGCATATAACCTCTGGATCACCTTCCCCTCGTGTTCCGCCAGCAACAGCGCGCCCTTTTCCTCCGGCGTCATGCCTGCCCAGATTGTGGGTGTGTCCTGATCGTTCATAGTGATTGGTTCCTTTGTTCGTGTTTCTTTGTTCAAGACGTGCGCCAGATGCGGACGCCAGTGCCGACCTTCCGAGCGGAAAATTTAAACCCGCTTGCCCGCTCAAACGCCTTCATCGCCGCGTACGGTTTGCACTGGCAGGAAGCTTTTCCGCCTTCAAAAAAAATGCTGTCTGTGACATCCATTTCGTGAAACCCATATTTAGACTTTCCCCTTACCTTTGATCCTGAATTAGCTTCAGTCATGCTTATTTCTTTTTCGATATTATACATTCTAAACTCCATATCTAGTATTGAATACATATATGCAAGAATAATTTAAATCAAGGGCATATCGCTAAGTAGAAACTTAGACAAAGATAGAATCAAATTCTACTTTTAAATCCCTGAAATCATTGACTAATACACTATAGATAGAACTTAGAGCCCTCTCTATACTGTTTTTCAAGAGGTTCAGAGAGGCTCATGGGCTTTTTTAAATGTGTCTCAGGGGTTCTAACTAAAACTTCTTAACTAAGCCCATTTACCCTTTAACTTCATAGGCTTAAAAGTAGAATTTCCTTCTACTTATGGTTCTACTTTAGGGGGTTTGGCCCAAAAAACAAAAAACCCGCCGTTTCGGGCGGGTCTTTCTGCTTCGGCTACGTTCGGAACCACTGAACCACAATCTCGCCTTTTCGCCGTCGCTTTCCGTCCCTCGACACCACTTCACCGCGCCCTTCGAGGTGCCTCATTGTGGTCTCGATCGTCGGCTTATCAATCTTTGACCTGCTCGCCAGCACCGCCGTAGATGCCCCGTTTTCCGTGTCGATGTAGTTCAGCAACCGAGCCGCAAGTGCGTCTTCGGGGCGCGCCTTTTTGTTGTCATTGGCAAAGACCAACTGAACCTTGAAATCAATCTCGTCCTTGATAAATGCAAACGCCCATCGCACATGCTCCATCGTGCGGATGCCGTCCGGTATTGCCAGAATGAAGCTGACCTTGGCAATCAATTCATAGGCGCGCCGGATCATCGCCACGCTGGCCTCTCCTGTCTTTTCATCCATGTGCCCGGCATAGTCGATCAGCCACTCTATGATAGCGTCTAGCGCCTCTGCCGCCTCTGGCGTGGTGGTCACGTCCCTGCGCGGCCCTACGTGCTCCACACGGCCCGCTTCGTTGCCATAGATCACGCCCAGCTTGCCGCCCATCATTATCGGCATTTCGATCTTCCTGAAGCCCTTGCGCGGGCGCGGGTTTATGTCTCGCTCCGCTACAATAATAGCGCGCCCGACAAAGCCCTGCGTCGCGGTCTCACCATCCATTACACCCTCAAACGTCGATGGCGTCGTAAATCCGATGATTGACAAGAATGGCCTCTCTAGCCCGTTGTCTACCATGCCCAGCATCCGGGCCGCGTGTTCTTCCCGCTCTACGTCCCCGCTGTCTTGGGCCTTGGATAGCTGGCCGAAATACGCCTTGCGCAGATCCCGCTTTATATCGCCGCCAAGCAAAAAACGGCTATTGGCTTTTGAATAGGCGTTCATAATCGTGCCAAACACGCCTTCGAGGTATGATGCGCCGCCGCGCTGTTGAGCGTTGCGCACCTTGCTCAGAAAAATACCGATCTCGTCAATGTTGTAGAATGACGCTTGGTTCTCGATCAGGTTCCGCACGATCTCTTGTTCGCTTTTGATGCCGCCCTGAATCGCGCCCTGCATGCCCGCCGCGATGTGCAATTCCGTAAACGCTTGCATTACGGCTTCCTTTCCTGTGCTGGATGCCGCCACGCAAAAGGACAGCATGTTCGCCGTCACGCCGTCGTGCGTGTCATAGTGTGACATTCCGCCAATGTTGCCTATGGCCGTGATTGCGCTGGCAACCGCAAGCCTCCGTCGAGGATACCGGCACTGCCCGTCAATCCAATCCGCTACCCTGCCCACGAACCCCGGCGGGCGGGTTAGGTCTACGCCTGTCACGTCGATCGGCAGGGCAAAGCCGTCATCTTCTAAATGCTCCGGCTCCGGCGCAAACTTCTGGGGGAAAAATTCCTCATTGAAGTCTGAAAAGTCGTCATCTTTTAGAGATGCAACGGCAGAAACGCGGGCTTGGGCAAGATCGTCTTGCGTTTCGTCATAGCTTTTACCCGTTGCGTAGTCTGCAAGATTGAATGTTTTAGCGCTCATTTTCTGCCCACCTTAAAAATTTGATCCTGTCATCGGGTGCCATGCGCCGAAACGCAGCAGCGGCCAATCGCTTCGTTTGCTTGTGCGCCACGATGCTGTTTTCCAAGGCGTCGAGCGATGCAACGGCATATGCCTCCAGCTCATGCGGCGCCGCGATAGAAGCCCAAAACAAAGCGTCTTGCCTGACCTGCCCGAAAAACAACGGCACGTCAGGCACGCCTGCACTGTGGTGCTCCAGAAACGCCGAGACCGTGCCGATGCACAACTCCGCGTCATGGCGGTATATGTCGCATAGGCCGTAGTAGGTCTGTTTGGCGATGTCAGTCATGGCGCTGTGCCGGAGACAAATAATCTGACAGCGCCTTGATTGTGCGATGTGACGGGTTTACCGCCTGCCCGTTCTTGATGGCTGCGATAGTATTCCGGTCAATCCCCGTCTGCGTGGATACTGCTGTGATTACCCTATCTTGTAGGGCATGGCGAATTTCATCTATATCTAGCACTGGTGCAATCCTTTTATGCGCTGCTGCATATTTGTTCTTGCACAACCCCGATAGTCATGCAACAACATTTAAGCGGGATTAGAGAGTGCGACCCGCCGCACGGGCCAATGCGCCAAACAAAGGACTAGAATATGAGTATTCTTGCGACAGCAAGTAAACCCGCCGACCGCGCCGTTATGGTGACGATTTGCGGAGATAGCGGAATGGGCAAAACCAGCCTTGCCGCCACATTTCCGAAGCCAATTTTCATTCGCGCCGAGGACGGATTGCAGGCAATCCCTGCGGAAAACCGCCCAGACGCTCTGCCACTTGTGCAGAGTGGCGCAATGCTTTGGGAACAATTAACGGCGTTGATCCAAGAGGATCACGAATATCAGACGATCGTGATTGACAGCGTGACCGCGCTGGAACGGTTGTTTATATCAGAGGTAACAGAAAGCGACCCTAAGTCTAAGGGGATCAATCAAGCGTTTGGGGGTTGGGGTGCGGGTATGGACGCTGTTGGCGCGATGCATCGCCGCGTGCGGAAAGCGTGCGGTCTATTGAACGATCGCAAGGGGATGCACGCGGTTTTTATATCACACGCGGACACTAAAACCATCAAGCTTCCAGACCAAGATGACTACATGCGTTATACATTGCGTCTACACCAAGATAAATCAATGCCTCCGTATGTTGACGATGTAGACGTGGTTGCGTTCTTGCGCCAGCAAATGTTTGTTTCCGGTGGCGACGATGAGCGCAAAAAGGCACGCGGCACGGGCGCTCGGGAGTTGGTCTGCAACGTATCGCCCGCCAACGTATCCAAAAACCGCTACAACATCACCGAACCGATGGCGGTCAAGATGGGTGAAAACCCGCTGGCCGACTTCATCCCCGCCCTAAATGGGCATAATGCACCGAAGAAAAAGGACATCACACAATGAGCAGTTTTTGGGATCTAAGCGACGGCGAAACCGCAGCGGACACGCCAAAGGAATATGAAGTGCCGGGCGGCAACATGGAGCCAATCCCGAACAACTCGGACGTGCTGGCGGTGATTGATGAAATCAAGTGGACCACGAACGGGAATGAAAGCGACCCGCGCGAATACATCAGCGCGCGCTGGTCTGTGATGGCCCCAGAACAATTCAAAAACCGCAAGGTGTTTCATAAAATTTGGGTTACGGACTTTGACCCAAAGGCCAAGGACGACGAAAAGGCCAAGGCAAAGCGGGACAAGGCGCGCCGGATGCTTGCGGCCATTGATGCCAACGCGGGCGGTCAGTTGACCCGCAGCGGTGAGGCACCAACCAGCGACATGCTGGCGATGCACCTCATGAATAAACCGATGGTGATCAAATGCATGGTCTGGAGCATGAAAGGCAACACGGGCGAGATGATGGAAGGCAACTGGGTCTCGGCTGTATCACCATCGGACAAGGAATTGCATGTGGGCGAGGCATCGAAAAAGCCTGCGCAGAGTGGCGGGTCTGGCGGTCGCGCTGATCTGGATGATGAAATCCCGTTCTAAATAAACGGGGGCGACCCGCGCCGCGAAGGTGTGGAGCCGATTACCCTGAGTTATTCAGAGGCGCGGCGCGGGTCTTTTTAGCAGAATGGAGAGAATAACATGGAACAACGCACCGAGCAATGGCACGCCGCGCGCGCGGGCCGGATCACCGCAAGCACGGCGGGGGCATTTCTTGGCCTGTCGCCGTTTATGAAGCCGGAGGACGCCATGCGCGCGCTGGTCCGGTCTATGCATGGCCTGCCGTCCGAGTTTAGCGGTAACGTGGCGACTGAATACGGCACATTTCACGAGGACGGCGCGCTGGTGGAATACCAGATGGAAACGGGCAGCACGGTCACGCCGCTGGCGTTTGCGCCTCATAGCGATTGGCTGGGCGCATCGCCGGATGGCTTGATCGAACACGATGGGCTTTTAGAAATTAAATGCCCATTTGGACAGCGCAAGAAAAACCCGCCTGAGTTCAAAAGCATTGACGATCAGCCGCAATATTATGCGCAAATTCAGGTGCAGCTATTTTGCACTGGCCGCGAGTGGTGCCACTTTTTCCAGTGGTCGCCGCACGGCACAAAGCTGGAATTGGTCACGGCAGACGCAGAGTGGATTGCGGAAAACCTGCCAATCCTGCGCGCCGCATGGCTAGCCGCCCGCCTTGCAGACCCCACAGAATACGAAGGGCCAAAGCGCACCGAGATTGATACGCCGGAAGCCGTGCGCTTGGTCAAAGAATATGACGAACTGTCAGACGCGATAGATGCCGCAAAAGAACGCCGCGACGAGGTTCTGGCCGAAATGGTGTGGATCGCGCGCGGCAAGGATGCGACAATCGCAGGGCGCAAGCTAACGCTGGTTAAGCGCGCCGGGTCTGTGGCCTATGCAAAGGATCTGGCCGCTGCCGCGCCGGATTTTGACGTTGAGCCGTATCGGGGCAAGGCCAGTGAGGGGTGGAAGTTCACATGATTTGGGCAACAGTCATAACCGATGCCAGCTATTCGGACCAAGACAACAAAGCGGGGTGGGCCGCATGGATAAACATCGACGGCCTATCCTATCCTATTAAAAAATACGGCTCTTTTTCTAGCGGCGTAAACACTAGCACAGATGCCGAAATAAAAGCGGCCCTTAACGGAATGTGGATAGCGCGAAGATACGGGGCCGAAGCGATACTTTTGCAAACTGACTGCATGGCGGTCGTTCATTTAATTGCAGGGTTTACAAAAAAGCCTAATCTGGTGTCCGACTGGAATTGCAAGATTGAAACGGCTGGCCTTCTAGGTGTCCCGATACGTGCCAAGCACGTCAAGGGCCACACACAGACAAAAGACGCGCGAAGCTACGTCAACAGGTGGTGCGATACCCACGCAAACAAAGCGAGGCGCGCGACATGACCCTCCGCCCATATCAGCAAGCCGCCGTAGATGCCGCATGGGAATGGACCACAAGCAGCGTTGATCCTTTTCTAATTGAGGCGGCCACAGGCGCGGGCAAAAGCCACATCATCGCGGAGATAGCGCGCAGGATCCACGTTCACACGGGCAAGCGGGTTCTGTGCCTTGCGCCCAGCGCGGAGCTTGTCACGCAAAACCGTGCGAAGTATATCGCAAGCGGTCATCAGGCTAGCATGTTTTCGGCCAGCGCTGGCGCAAAAGAATTGCGGCATCCCGTTGTGTTCGGATCGCCTTTGACCGTCAAAAACCGTATATCTAGGTTTCAGGACGGATATGCCATGGTGGTGCTGGACGAGGCGCACGGGATAACGCCAACTATTCGCGGGATTATTGATGCAATGCGCGAAGGCAATCCGAACTTGCGCGTTTGCGGGCTGACTGCCACGCCGTACCGCTTGGGAACGGGTTACATTTTCCGCATGGGACCGGATGGTAAAATAAACACGCCCGACACGGCGAAAGACCCGTACTTTATGAAGTGTGTGTCGGCCATCCAAGCACCGGAATTGATCGAGCAGGGATACCTAACGCCGCCCATGGTGGGCACCGCAGGCGCGGGAAAATACGACACGTCGGCGCTGGTGGCAAACATGACCGCAAAAGAACAAGCCACCGCCATCGATCAGGCATATCACGGCCACGGGAGGCTAACGTCAGCCATCGTTGCGGACGTGGTGGGGCAAACGCGGGCGCGTAATGGCGTGATGTTCTTTGCGGCTACCGTCCAGCACGCGCAAGAAATCATGGCGTCCCTGCCGCCGCATATGTCCGCTATCGTCACGGCGAACACGCCAGCGGGTGAGCGCAAGTCGATCCTTGCGAGGTTTTTGACGCAGGATATTAAATACCTGGTGAACGTGTCTGTTTTGACCGTTGGTTTTGACGCACCTCATGTCGATTGCATCGCAATTCTGCGCAAGACGGAAAGCGTTGGACTGTTGCAACAGATCATCGGGCGCGGTTTGCGTCTGTGCGAGGGTAAAACGGATTGCTTGGTGCTGGATTATACCAGCAACATCGAGGACCACTGCCCAGACGGAGACTTATTTTCGCCTGTGGTAAAGGCCGGGTTCGGCACCGAAGGCACAGGCATGGCCGCTGTTTGCCCTGAGTGCTCTTTTGAAAATACGTTTTCCGCCAACATCAAGTATCTGGATTATGAGCGCGACGAATCGGGGTATTGTCTGGATCTCGACGGGCAGCAAGTGCAGACGGACTTCGGCCCGCTATCTGCGCATCATGGGCGGCGGTGCTGCAATATGGTGCAGACAGGCACGCGGGGCCAGTATGACCGGTGCGGCTATCGCTGGACGTTCAAGGAATGCCCGCATTGCGAAGCCCCGAACGATATCGCGGCGCGATACTGCATTGAGTGCAAGGGAGAGATAGTTGACCCGAACACAAGGCTGCGTGATGAATTCGCACGGATCAAGCGCACGCCCACAGAAAAGCAGACCGATGATATTGTGTCGCTGGATGTGCGCGAAGGGGTTTCACAGCGCGGCAATCCTACCGTGCGCGCTGATTTTGTCACGCCGTGGCGCTCGTTTTCGGTTTGGTTTAATCCAGAATCGGTTTACCCAAAACAGCAACTGCAATGGTCAACATTCCAGCGGGCAATAGAGGATGGCACGCCCAAAACCGTGACCTATAAAAAAGACGCGGAAACTAAATTCTATAACGTGTTTGCGTATAACAAGGAGGCGGATAAAGATGAAGCTATCTGACATCCCCCACAACGTCCTCCTGTTTGGAAACCCCGGGTTCCGCGGCAAGTGCGCGCCGGAAAGCATTGAGCAAGTGACGTTCTTCAACCGCATCCGGCGGGAATACCCCGAAACATGGGGCGCGCTTGCCACCCACGTAAAAAACGAAGGCAAGCGTAGCCGTGGGCAAATGGCGATGGATAAGGCTGAGGGCATGACGCCGGGGGCGTCTGATATTATCATTCCGGCGCGGATCACTTTTGTTTGTGAGATGAAGCGCCGCGACCACACGAAGTGCAAATTCCAGCCCGGTCAGCTACCCTACCTAACCGCCGCCGCAGATAGCGGCGCGTTCGCCTGTGTGGCGCTAGGGTGTGATGCTGCTTGGGAAGCGTTTGGGGAGTGGCTCTATGCCATGGAGTGAAGCCGTGCGCCCGTCTGTGTGGCTTCACCGCGTGCTGTCCGGCGAGATAGATATGAAAGACGCGCCCGAAGCAATAAGAAGCTGGGCGCGGCTGGCAATTTATCAAGGGGCCAAGGAGGTGCTGGCAATTCAGGGCAAAGAAAAAAGGCGGGCAGCGATTGCGCGGGTGCCTGCCAATATCCGCCCATATATTGAGGCGGAAGCATTGCGGATTTGGCGGGGTTGATCCCCCGCTATTTCGCCGCCGCAAGCCGCATATCCAGCTATGTCAATCCAGTTGTCTGCATAAGACGGATTGCCCTTCATGCGCGCCAGCTTCAGTAGGATCATCATTGCCGCAACGTCTGCGCACCCGATATCCTCGCCAAGATATGAAGACCAGAGGCTTGCAATGGATGCAAACGTGTCCTCGGGATTGCCGTGCGTTGCATCACGGTCCACGGTGACGGCTTGCGATGCTGCCGCCAGTATGTCTGCGCGGTTCATACGCGCCCCCAGAACGCAGCCGCGTTAGGTTCCGCACCCACATCAGCGCGGATCACTGCATTGGTCGCCTGCTGCACGGTTTCCTTTGTAGAATCATAAGCCCGAGAGATGGCATTGTTATTATGACCCCTCGCGCGCATGTGCAGCCAATCAAGCACCATATCATCCCGGGCCCGCGTTGGTGCCGGGCCCGGGTTTTTTGCCAGATCGGTGCGGCCTGTGTTCTTGCGGTATCGGTTCAGGACGCCGGACACTGAACCCCTTGATATGCCGAACACATCGGCAATCGCCAGCATGGTCATGCCATCGGTGTAGTACATCGCTACAATGCGGGTGTTGCGGTCTGTCATTCCGTAGCCCTCAGCGCAGCAAGCCCGTCCGGCGTGATTGTCCAGAGCCGTTCGATCATTTGCGGGCGCTCACCGGCGCAGCGGATATACCCGGCGCGATACAGCTTAGATAGCACGTTGCCCGTCGTGTCGCGGCAAGTGTGCCAGTCACCGTCTGACATGCGGGCGAGGGTGGTGCGTTGCTTGGGGGTCATATTTTGTCCTTATTCTATTTAAATCCCCGCAGTCTTCGTGTCTTGGGTATCCGACTGCGGGGCAACGATTGATATAATTTCGAGCGGTTTCCCGACCATGTGCAAGTTAATTGAATTAAATTGCTGCCCTAGATCATATCAATCGGTGTTCGTTGTTCCGTTATTCTGCTGCAAACATATCCGCGCCATGCGCGGCTGCGTCTTGCAAGTTTAAGTTTGCTTGCGCGGCATATTCAGGTTTCAATTCAAACCCTATATACTTACGGCGTGCGCGCAATGCCTCATATCCAGTTGACCCGATACCGTTGAAAGGATCAAGAACAACATCCCCGGCGCGAGTGTAAAGACGCAGGCAACGGCGAATAACATCCAGCTGTAGCGGGCAAACGTGCTTTTCGTCGTTTGCGCCTTTGGCCTTTCTGAATGAGCGCAACACGTTGCCTTGCTGGATATTCATCCAAACCGGAGACGCCAGTGCCTGCCATTCGTCAATCGTGAACTCTGCTTCGTTCATCAATTCAATAAGCACATCATCGGGCGGCGTTCCGGCGCAAAGCCCTTCGCGTGTCAATTCTTCAAGCCACGCACGCGCAAGTTTTATCGGCTCGCCATTTTTCCAGCCCCGATCAGTTTGGCTTGTATGCTCAATAGGTCTTTCGTTCACCGCATCTTTGCGGAAAAATAGCATATAGTCCGGCATGCCAACGCGGTTCATACTGCTGTCCTTGCATATTGTTTTGTGCAGTAGGCCCAGCGCCTTCGTCCGCTGCATCTCTACAACCGGGTCTTTCCAGATTGTTGCGCGGCCATGATAGATAAGCCCCGCCGCACTATGGGCGCGGATCAGATCACCAGAGAAGTCTTGCAGACCAATCGCACCATCGCGGCCCTTGCGCATCGGCAGGTCGGTGCAATGCACGCAAGCAATGCGACCGGGGCGCATAACGCCTAGAAACTCCGCATGATTGCCCAGTTCGGTGTGATCATTTGGCGATGGAGTTGCGGTTGCTGCCAATTTGTAAGGCGTATCCTTGAAAGCATCCATCAGCATATTGCGCGTGCGACCTGCAAATGATTTTAAGATACTGCTTTCGTCTAGGATGATCGCGCCAAATGCGGATGGGTCCAGCTTTTGCAGTCGTTCGTAGTTTGCGACCATTACGCCCGCGCCGACTTCATCTTGCTCGCGGATCTGGCGCGCGTCGATATTGAACTTGCGTCCTTCACGGATCATCTGCCCGGCAACTGCCAGCGGCGTCATGATGAGCGATGGTTTTCCTGTTTCATCAGCGCATTGGCGTGCAAACTCTAATTCAATAAAAGACTTCCCAAGTCCAGTATCAAGAAATGATGCGCTTTTTCCCTTAGATAAAGCAAACTCCAGCGCCGCGATCTGGTGTGTCTTTGCGGATGGGTTGATTGGTGAGTGATTGAATCCCGCTGTTTTCTCTACTGGCGCGCGGGATGCTATAAATGCGCGATATTCTGCAAGCGAGTTATTCATACATCCACCCACGCCGATGCAGGAACCTGCCCGTTAGTGAGTAATTCCATCGCCATGCGTTGCGCTTGCGATGCTGTTCTGCGTCCGGCGACAATATCCGCCGACTGCGATGGGCCAAGGCCTAGTTGCTTGCCTAGCCATGCGGCGCTGCGGTCGTTTGCAGTCAGCCATGTTTTGATTGGGTTTTGATTTGTTTCCATAAAATGACGCTACACCGCACGGCCAATCCCGTCAATCGCATAATTCATGCGGCCCTGCGGTTATTGTGTATTGACGCGGCCATTCGCGCGGCGTAGGTTGATTGCAGGAACAGAAACAAAGGAACGATACAATGACCCACTACAATCACCTTAGCAACGAAACCCTGATCACCTTTGCAAAGATCGGCCAAGACACATCGGCCATGACCTACAACCAAAAGCGCCGCGCCGGTGCAGCCCGCGCTGAATTGAACTCGCGCGACTTTGCGGCAGGCCACGGCGAGTGA